ATGTATGGTGACATAAATTGGATTGTGTGCGCTGGCTTTAGATGTAGATGGTTGACGAGTTTGAGGTCCTGAGCGTCCGTCAATGACACTTCCCAGAAGATCATCAAAGTGTGCGTTGGTAAACGCCAGTGTGCGGGGTGTGTAATTGATTTGGGGAGTAGAAGCAAACCGCACTTGCGCTTGATAAATGTGTTAAATGCTTGCTCGCGCGCAGTCGCATTTAATGTACTTTCGATCAACGTACTCTCTGGCCACGTTCGTTTGAGATCTCGGAGCGGGTTGCGGAAACGCGAACACACCACGACCTTCTGCGTACCAACGACGCCCAACTTCTTCAGCTGGGTAATTTTCGCGTCCGGATGATTGGCGTCGAAACTCTGGGCCTTGTTGACCATTTTACACCAGCGCTGGGGGATGGTTTTTTGGTCGTTCCCTGACCCGAGTAGGGCATAAATCGCTCTGAGATGCCGATATTGCTCGTTACACGTTTTTGAATCTTTTTCGATGCGTTGCAGTTTCTTCATGATAACTCATCTAAAATTGCAAAAATAAATTTTAAATGTTATATTGTTTGGTTTTATATAAATTCATAGGTTGACACCTGAAATTATGAAAAGAAGAAACATTATGGTCTAAATTTATATAAAAAAACAAAATGCTAATTCTTGACCAAACATTGACAACACTTTGTTAAGAAAAAAAAATGGATGCCAAAGATACCGCCACTCCAATCCCCGAGCTGGTCGAATCTTTGAACGAACTGGATGCCAAAGATACCAAAGATGCCGCAGATGCCGACGCTACAATCCCCGAGCTGGTCAAATCTATGAACGAACTCAGGAGTCTCATTTACTGCCCTCCCGGTGACCTGATTAAACAATGCATACCGGAATTGGAACGGATTCTTAAAAACAGGTTTCGAGGAATCCGGGCCGAGTTGGAACAGGAGATCAAAAAAGTAATACAAGATAATAACACTCTGAAAACCCTAGCAAACGCATTGAACAAAAAAGCAAAAGCACGCAAGAATCAAATTTTGGAACAAGCCACCGAATTGGAGGCGGCGCGTACCTTGCATAATTTTCAAGCCGCCCAGTTGAAGCAGTTCCACGCCGCGTACCAGAAGCAAGTCGCCGAGTTGGAGATGTTAGACACCGTGCAAGAACGGCAGACCACCGCGTACCTTGCGTTGGAGCAAGCAAAGGCCAAGCAAGCGGCAGAGTCGAAGACGTTGCGACGAGCACACACCGATCAAGCGGCAGAGTTGAAGACGTTGCGGCGAGCACACGCCAAGCAAGCGGCAGAGTTGAAGACGTTGCGGCGAGCACATGCCAAGCAAGCAGCAGAGTTAAAGAAGGAGCGTACCAAACGCCAAAAGATGAAGCAAGCGCGCGTTGAGCTAATTGTGGAATTGAAGGCGTTGGAAAAAAAGTTCCTCGCCTCGTCCCAAGCGTTACAAAATACCACCGTAACGTGCAGGGTGTGTTTGGAGAATCCCAAAGACACGCTTTTCCAACCTTGCCGCCATCTGGCGTGCTGCGCTCAGTGTGCCGAAAAAATAACCATCTGTCCCATTTGTCGGGCTCTGATTGCTGAGAAGGTGAAATGTTTTGTATAGAGTTGTTTAAAAGAAAACAAGAATTCATGATTCTTATTGACTTTGGCTATTTTCCAAAAGTAATTTTGCATTTTACAACATCCCGATGGTCCAAACCCGACCACGTGAAAGCAGTGGAGTCTTTGATAATTCTCATGAAAACTGCTATTGAAAAAAATCTCCGAATTAAATTGTTTCTGGTTGGAAATGCAAGTAAAAATTTTCCAAACCCCCCCTTGCGGTACTGGATGTGGGTCGTCAAAGATATCCTCAAATTGCGAACCTTGATTCACGACGCTGTGGATAAGACGGCGATCTTCAAACCCTCGCATTCCATGGATGGGTTTTTTAAACTATTTTTTTCCATGTACACGCCTCAGCGGCCTTTAAAAATTTTCAAAAACTACTCCGATGCTGTGACGTGGCTTGATAAAAAATGAAAAAAAAATATAATAACAAGGATAAAAAGGACACTAGCGCCACTTCACCATGTCCAATTTCTCCCAGGCAATGAATCGATGGTTTACCGAGATCGTGAGTGAAGTCGGTATCGCACACCAAAAAACGCAACGAAAAACTAAAACATTTATCAACCGCAAAAATCAAAAGGCAGAATACCGCAAGTTAACCGATGTCACTTTTACAAAAAACCAGGATAAATACACGAACACGAGCATTCCCCTAATCGTAAAAGGCGTTCTTGGCAACAATTTGGATACGCAATGTTTTGTGGGGGCGCCCAAAATCGACGCCATGCTGGATAACCGAGCCGCGGCTCTTTTCACCCTCGGCAACTATTCGGACGCAAAATCTCTCCGCGACTACCAGATTCTCATTGAGGATTTTAAGCGGAGTTTCAACAGTCCCCAAAAAGAAGTGTATGATGCCTTCTTGGATCGCCTGTTGGATTCCAAGAGTCCCTATCAATTGTTTTTCCCGGTTGATGTGAAGGAAACCCCTCAGCGCGTGAAAAAGGATTTAAAAGACGCTCAGATTCGATTTCTCGCGAAGGCCTATATTCCTCCAACCTTGTGGGCGTCGTTGAAGGTGAATTTTTCCAAGGATTACGACGAGTTGTTCCGATTGATTGGACTGATCCGGGATACGCAATTGAGGCAAGAATTAGTCAAGGTGTTGCCAAAAACCACCAAAAGCAACAAACTGATCGCGCAGTTTTTGAACAATCGATTATCCGGCCTCGGCGCCGACGTATCGCAAGAATTACAGGCAGAACTCGCGGCCTATTTTCCCGAAGTGAACATAAACACGGAGAGCAATATTAACAAGTGCGTTATGAGCTTATTTTTAAATATTAAGAAGGCGCTGGCCGTTCAAAAGCAGGGTCCGCGCAATTTAAAAAAGATTCGAATGCCCCAGGGCCTGGATCGGCGTCACTTGCCCCCTGCGTGGGCTGCCTTGGTTCGCCCGGAGCGCGCCAAAGTGGCGCTGCGACACGCCATTCATTCCTACACGTCGGGGTTAAATTTGATTGCAAAAGGGTTGAGCGAGAACAATGCGAGTTATCTGGTTCGCGGGTATTCGTTTATTTTCAACATTCGAAGCCGCGACTTCGAGCGTCACGTGAGCGAAACGGCAAGCAAAAAGCGGACGTTGGCCCAGAGTTGCCCGCTGTACGATATGAATTCCGAACTGACGGAAGATTTTACCTGCGACGAATTCCGGAGGAAAACGTGCGCGGCCAGTGCTTTGCTAATTGCTTACTTCGAGCTTGTGGACACCCTCGTCAGTCCGAGTCCGCCGCTCATCACGCGCCAAAATATGCAAGTGCGCGAATTTTACGTGAACCCGCACCAACTCGACGCGTCCCGCTTGGAACTGTACGACGTGTCCGAATTTTCGACATGGTCAGCGGACAAAAAACGCGCTTTCCAGCACGCCTACAAAAGGTTCGTTGCGCGGTACCAAAATGTCGGATTTACGACAACGGATCACGTGGGACCCCACGGGATGCGTTTGCTCAACTTAGAGGATTGGGGTCGACGCGACCAAGCGGTGGTGACCAATCCTTTCCGCGTTCGCGAAGACACGTTCATTTTTAAGTATTTCGGTGCCTTTCGGCTTGAGTTCAACCGGTGCAGCATCGGACCCGTGGCCCGGAGTATTTGGAGACAGCACCAGATTTCCTATACCTACGACCCGGACTACTGCCACGCCTTCGTCAAGGAAACAAAGCGCTTTGACAAGTCGTCTCTTTTTCCGCGGCCGGTGTTTGACATTAACTATTACAATCCGAAGCCTGGTCCAGATGCGACTGAGGGCGCGCCGTTGTATTTTAACGTCTCGAGTTTTGAAGTCTACGGCCCCCAACCCGCGTGTGCGCGGCGGGAGTGGATCAATCGCATGACCATGAAGGAGTGGGTTTCTGGACCCCCCGATCATACGCCCAGTCTGAAAAAACTAACGGACGCCAAGTTGCTTTCTTCCTCGTACACCTCAAGTGTGAAAATGAGTCGCGAAGCCAATGCCATGTTAGACGTGCACAAAAATTTTCGAGCCCTTGGCAATCCCTTTCGAATGCCTTTCGTCAACGCGCAGGGGCGTGGTGTGCAATATCCGACCTGTTTTGCCTATGACATCGGCCCAAATATCGACCCGGAATACCGGAAGTATTTTCTGTATCGACCGATCGTCACTTCGGAAAAGACAAACGGCGACGTCGTGTACGCTTACGGGAAACAAGGGATCGAACCCAATCCAAGTGGGTGGGCGTATTGGCGGGAACAAAACCCCAACAATCCTGTATTCAGGCGAGATCCCTTTACCACGTATGACACCAACCTAGAAACCCCCACTCAAGTGGACCGGATGCTCACCGAACCGCCCCCGGCGTTGTTTAATAGGTTAAAGGATCCGGTAACACACGTAGAAATTCCATTGCAGTTTTTCCAACAAGCGGCACAGCTCCAAGAGACGGAAGAGTGGCCCGAGTACAATGAAGATAACAAGGACGACTGTCGACACTTTTATGCAAATTTTCTCACGCAAAGTTTGAAAAACATACTCCAGTGTTTAAAAGGCTTGCCCTCATGGTTTATTACCAACTTCACCGATCTGACTATTGATGTTGCCTATCCCTATCCTCTCTTGACGCAAAGTGGAGAACTTGGTGCAAATGTTCTCCCAATTGGCCATTCAGGCGATGGCAGTCCGCCGTTTGCTCTCGTACCCTCGTCCATTTTTGTCCTCTTCCCAAACCGCCAGAATAACTTCTGGGATTTACGAAATAGTTTGTTGTATCTCCTCTCTGATCAACGGCTCTTTATGTCAGTTGACAAAGCAAAAGATGCCCTGACCACATACTTGGACGAAATTGCGTGATTGATGAACATGCGTTTTAAGAAACAACAAAAGTGGAGTTGAGTGGAAAAAAAAACTTTTGGGTTACAAACAAAGATAATAATTATCCAATGAGCGCGTCGCCACATTCTTCACCTCGGAGGTCCCGGAAATCCCCAAGTCCGCGAAGTTCCCGGAGTCCGCGAAGTTCCCGGAGTCCACGGAGGTCCTGGAACCCACCGCGAAGTTCTTTTTTGAGCCAGCAAAATGATTTTCAAGTATCACTCGAATCCATTACCAAACCACTTGTTACAAAACGCGAGTTAACACGCGTGACTGAAAAGCAGTCCCGTGGAGATGTTGGACCAACATTTTCCTCAACCGCCCCCGCGTCTCCAGGACGGAAGAAAGTCGGGCAGAACGTGGGGATCCCCGTGTTAACTCCAGAAGAAGCCGCGTTTTACGTAGCGCGACCCCAAGAACGGGGGATTTTGCTTACTGACGACGACGACGCCACCGATTATGATGATGATGCTGATGAATTCGAGAAAACTCCGGCGCGTCGACAGAGACGCCAAGCATCGAAACCTAAAGGATCAAAAAAATTACCAAGAGATACGAAGAAACCCAAAACCAAAAAGTCCAAGCGCCGCGTTTTAAAAAACCCAAGAAGCCTAACAGACGTTGAAGAAGATGATGGTTGATTTGTATGTTTAAATGAACTACAAAGTTATATTAGTGTTGTTAATTTAAACAAAAAAAAACAAGATCCGATGGAGCATGCGGATTTCGTTATTGCCGCTTCTCAGATTGCAAACGCCCTGGGTCTTTTTACGACACAGGCTCAAGTAACTACCATTTCTCACATTATTAAGAAATCCGTCCATCGGGACCTGGTGCTTAATCCCGAAACCAATCCTGAAAGCTGCGCGTTTATTGGGAGCGAAACTTACACGAACCAACGCAAGTATCTCCAAGAGACGTTGAACGTGAGTGTTCAGTGGGAAAACTTGCAGACCCTGTCGCGTGAATGCGAATTCCAGGAAGACCTGCGCGAACTCGAGCAGCAGGCTTTTCAGCTCTTGTTTTTTAACCGCCCCGTCGAACAGGAAGTTGCACACGTGATCGCGTACTACGAGAGCTATGCCCCCGTGCACAAAGCTGCGGTTTTGCAATTGGTACACACGCTTCTGGAAACACCAGAGTCGGTGTGGGCGAACGTCACAGCGTTGGAAACTTACAAAACCGCGCACCGTTTGGATAATCTCCATGACCTGCTCGAAATGTTGACGATGTCGGCATCGCTGTATCGGTATGTCACGAGTCAAGCCAGTCGCTGCTACGGAACGCGGGGCGAGGGAAAAACAATTTCTGCCCGGAATGGCCTTTGTCCCGATAAAAAGTACCACATTAAGCAAACGAACAAAACGTATTTTAAAAAAACAGGGCTTCTCACCCCGATCAAGCAATACGAATGGGCCATCTTGGGGAAAATCGACGGCCTCGCAAATGGAGTGTTGTTTGAAATCAAGCACCGGAAAAATACTTTTTTTTACCCACTTCCACTTTATGAACTGATCCAAATTCATGCTTACATGTTTTTAACGGACAAGTCGTCATGCTCCCTCATGCAATGCGCACGTCGGCGGCGCGCCGGAGTTTATTCCGAGACCGCAAAAATTTATTTTGACGCTGACTTTTGGAACGACGTCCTGCGCTGCCTCAAGCATCTAATGGCATTTATAGAAACCTTGGTTTCCGTTCCCATTGCAGGCGAAGCATTTTTTCGCTTACCCTTGTGTGAAAAACAAAAGTTGCTCAGCAAACATGTTCCTCGACCCAGGCGTGTGGATTAAATAATCACTTTGGTTGTTTTTCCAGAACTTGGTTTCTGATTCTCACGAATCATGTTTTTCACCAACTTTTCGAATTTGTAATAAATCGGCTTTCCCAATCGAAAATGAGGAAGATGTGGATTCGCAACATACCATTTGATGAGATCTTCTCTTTTCCCCGAGGATTGCGTCCGGTCCAGGACCAAGCATCCAAAATTTTCAGTACATTTGGCAAAGACCTTTTCGAACTCGTTAAATGACGGAAAGGATCCAAAAAAGTATTCGTACAGTCGTCTGCGGTTGGCTTTGATAGTGTCCTTGAGAGCAAATACGTAATCAACGTTTGTGCGAATGGCGTTTGGGATGATCATGCAGTACTGCGTGGTGTTGAAAATACTCGTGTTGTAATGTCTTCCATTCAAGTGCAAATTGCGTTGCGTTTCAGTTTTCATTACTTTCGTATCAAACATGCAATCGTCTAAAACAGCCGTGGCTTTCCTGATTTTATTTTTGGCAACTAACTTTTGCGTGGCTTTCAAAAACGCCGTGCCCTTATCATAATCATACCCGTTGGTGTAAATTAAACTACGAGGCATGATTTCGGCGAATTTTTTGACAGTACTTACCGTGGCCGTCATGGCAGTCACGAAGTCAATATTGTGTCGGGTGTTATACAACAGATCATGCAAGAGAACAGACTTGCCCGAGTTTCGGGCACCAATCAACAACCACACCCGGTTGGGTCCTGCCTGTGATGGGTCAAACTGCCCGATGCGATATTCGGTGCTCATTGGTTTTTATTTTTTTACAACAGAAATAAAATCAAGTGTTCATTCTGCACGTTTTTTTTTATATACTTTGCATGCAAACGCAAAAAAGCAGCCGGCGTCAAATGTCTCGCACTCGGCATAAAAAACCAACGAAAACGTGGAGTAAATATAATAAATTTTCCACGCCGTCAGACCGCCTAAAATACGTCCGCATTTGTTTGAATGATCTACTCGGTGCCATTTCTGAGCAGCAAGTGAAGAAAAAAAAGAAGAACAATAATGCCGCCCCGCAACCCACAGGTCGACTGCAGCCCACCTTGCAAGGATCTAATACATGTACAAGTAAATCATTTTTTTTTACCTTGAATGAATTACATGCAATGAAAGAATTAACATGTATCGGATGTGGTCACGTGGATTTAACACCTAACTTGGAATTCGTAATCGACAAAAACGTGGCAATACGAACCTATACCCCTATTTGCAAGCCATGTTATCAAAGCCGCTTTCGATCAGGATAAAATCATCGTCGTCGTCGTCGTCATCGCCCCTATCATCATCTTCTTCTTCTTTGTTTGTTTGAGCGACCATTTCATCACCTTCCACAGCGGCTTCGGCGGCCTTAGCATCTGCTTCGGCGGCCTTAGCATCTGCTTCCGCGGCTTCGGCGGCTGCTTTAGCTACTTGAGCAGCTTCCGCGGCTGCTTCAGCGGCTTGAGCAGCCTCGAGTAACTCGTCTCTGTGGGCCGTCAATTTCTGAATTTTGCATTTTGCCACCTGGTGCATATTGCCTAAATTTTTCACGCGCTGCTTCAAGCTTTCGAGTTTTTCATGCGCTTTGACCACGAGCCCGTCTTTAATCCGCAACGCCTTCGCCAGCCCCGCTTTTTTCTTTTTTAGTTCCGCAACCTGCGCCAGTAACTTGACGATTCTTTTCTGCTGATCCATCAACATAACCGCCATTTTAATTTTTCCATCAACTTTTGCAGCGGCAGGGGTTTGCTTAGCCACAATAAAATTCAGAAATTTTAATTCTGCTTGGCGTTGCTGGGCGGGTTTTAAAAAAAAAGGGGCACTCATTTTGTGTCGTGATGCGTGTTGTTGTTTTTATTTATATGCAAAAGAGTATTTTTTTTTAAAAGAAGGCTTGGACACCGCATTTGCACTGTACAACACAAATTATTCACTTTTAATTGGAATAAATTTCCACCCAATTTCCGCACAAATTTTTTTGAACACTTCTTCTTGCACCTGCAACTTCTCCTTCCCCTTCAAAAGGGAAAAGTAAGGCAACAGATGGTCTTGTCCCAGGATTTGGCAAAACTTGTAAAGACATACGCAATAACTCAGAAAATTCTTGCGGCCTTTGGGACGATGTTTTTCAAACGGGGCCTGGATCCGAATAAACATGAGACGAATTTTTTCCTCAATCACCGGATCCAATCGCACCGGTTTATTGCCAGTGATTCTGCACCAAATTTGCATTGTGTTGTCGTACCACTTGCGCAAACCCAAGTCTTTTTGAGCTTTTTTGATTTGCGCGAAAGTGATCGTTTTCGGATCCAAGACACGTTTTTCATAAAAGTAGTTCATGATTTTTTCCATCACGTTCGCTGGGACGGGAGTCGTTTCTTTCGCTTGGAAATGGTTCAACCACTCGTTTAAATGATTGATTCGTTTGTACGAAAACGAAGTGTATTCGATTTCGTTCCCATAAGCGATCGTGGATACCGATGCGTCCAGGTAAGACTGCACTTCGCCGCAGCCACCGCACAGCAAAATGGCTTCCTCTGACGACTGCAGGTATTCCTGGTTACACTTCGTGCACGTGTCCGTGTTGATGGAAGTAATGGTTGGGGCGTGCTCGGTGAGCATAAATTCACTTTTGAACATGTTGACGAGCGCTTCGTGGTTAATTTCTCCGCTGCTGCGCTGGTGATAGTAAATGTCCAAGAGCGGCAAGATCATGGCGTCGAATTTTTTCAGACCAATGACGTGAATCCGGTTCAATTTCTTTTTCAACAAAAGCTGATTCTTCTTGGACCGATTTCGCTGGAAGACTGTGGCTTGAGGCACCGCTTGTTTAATCCGCCGGAGCTGTTCGACCAACTCGGATTTTTCCCGATTCAACGCAAGAATTTTATTCCGATGAATTTGAAGAAAATCAAGAAAATTCGTTTCGTGGCAAGGTGTCGAGACCACAAAAGAACTCGCGCTTTTGCGTTGTGTCCGGGGACGCTTCGCAACGGGTTGGTCGAATACAAAGCTCATCTTTGTTTTTTAATTTATTATAAAGTTGTTTTTTTTTGGTCAACATAACAAATGAACCCGAAAGAATAGAAATTTTTTTTTCCACACTTGCTTTTTATTTAGAATCGTCAAAAGATTGCACAATGTCCGGAAGATCGTTGTCGTTTTCACGCGGAGCCAAGACAAAGGAAATAAACGAATGCTCGTCGCCCAAAGAACTCGTCATGATCATGGGCCGGTCCGGTGCGAGGCGGAGAACGATGGTGTGCTGATTGATGGCTTTGAGAAAGCTATTTAAATAATCCACGGCGAAAATGTTGTTGTACTTGTCCTCCAGGTCGGAAAGCTTCACCTGGGCCGGGTCGTGATCAGCAATCGTGATGGCTGTGTTCTTGATGACCATACTTTTGCCCTTCTTTTTATTTTCCACGTCAACGCTGGTGTTGCTGCAGAAAACCTGCTCGTCATACGAAGTTTCGCCATAAATGTGAACGACAAAGTAGCAAACTGTCGACTCCGTGGGGCGTTTATGCTCCATGATCCGAAAGCGCAAATGGTCGCAGTTGATGCCTTTGGCCATCTTCACGATGTTGCGCAATTCAAAAAGATTGAATTCCACCGTGTAATCGTAGTCAATGTCCGAAACTTCAAAGCCTTCGCGCTCCTTATTCAGCGTGTTCAGTGTCATCAACCGAAAGTGGCGACCTGGCACTGGCGAAAACACTTTCATGTGTAACCGAGACCCAGTGGATTTCTTGAAAACTTGGAGACAATTGTTGGAAGACACCGACTTGATGTGCGTGAGCAGCAAGGGCACGGAAACGCAAAAGCTCATGTCCTCGGCTGTGATTTTGTTTTGGGCGAGCAAGTCCTGGTTCAACACCACGTCTCCTTGGAGCTTGGCAAATACAATGCAACAGTGCTGTGCGTCAATGCATTCCACGTAGAGGCCAGAAAATGAGTCCGGATCCGGGTCCGTGCTGAGATGACTGTTTGAAACGCTTCTTTGATCAAAATTCTTTTCACCCGCAGCGATGACGGACCACGTACAGTCCGTGAGCACAGAGCCCATGACCTCCACGATGGAAGCAAACCCCCGTGGCTGGTTCAAATGCAAGGTCCAAAGTGCATTTTTCTGAGATAGGCTCTGGGGAGAGACGATAGCGTCCTCGTCGCTTCCAGCTTTGGCCTTCTTCGCAGGTGCGCGTTCCTGGTGAGCAGATTTGCTCTTGCGTTTCTTGGCACTCGGTTTGGATTTGGCCTTAACCTTGGCCTTTGCCTTGACCTTCGCCTTTACCTTGGCCTTGGCCTCAACTTCCGACGTACCTTCTTGCATTTTGTATACACTGGTCTTTATGGTATTTTATTTCGCAGTTCTCGCTTGAGATAGAAAATGGAAGTTTGCAAAAACAAAAATGTCCCTCCTCGCCCCAGTTCAGATAGAAAAATAAAAAAACCCAAATTTTAGTTTTTTTTTTAGATAATGGCTTTGATAAACTGCCCCAGCGTGGGGAACCGAGTGAATTTTCTTACGACACTAGTTGCTAACGCTTGCATTGTCATGAGAAATGTAGATACGTCTGCGACAAGAAATTTCGTGTGATGTACAACGACCAAAATAGCAAAAACGAACATGATGAGGACCGCAACTAACACGATAAGTCCGATCATGCCAAATTGCCCTATCCACAGCGTGGCATTGTCAATGGTCACTGCTTGTTTTTCCACATTCGATTCCATCGAAATGTACACTTGTAATCCGACTGCCGCCAGCAGCGCAACAAGTACCCAGATCCCGGCCACCGCCAATGCTTTACCAAACTTTGGAGGACCAGCCGTTTCCACGAAAAGATTTATTTGATTTTTCCCACCTGACGACATGATGGAAGAATTCCTTGTGTTTTATTTTGTTTTTACTGAACAAGATTTTTCCGCGATTTCCGTTTATTCTTTAAACGTCAAAAAAGCGTTGAGTGTGCCGTGCGCACGTTTGACGCCTGTTTTGGCAGGTTTTTTGGCGCGTTTCTTTTTCTTCACGTCGGGCGTGAATGAAGGCTCGGGAAGGGTTCCCCCTGCGGCTTCCTTTTTTGCTTCCAAAAACTGCGAATACATACTACTTGTGAGCGGGTTCTGCACGGCAGGGAAGCCGGCGGTCAGCGGATGATTGCCACCTCCAGTGATCGCGTGTTCCGCTCTGCGCGCCGCCGGGCCAGTGCTCGTTGGTGTTGCTTCTGTCCTGCTCTTTTTGTCGGGAATCTCTTCAAACAACAACACACTCGGTACGAACGGAGGCTGCAGCTGGCGCGACAACACGTGGTGGAAATTATTCCGAAACTGGTCAATGGACAAATCCCCACCGAACCGAGCCAAGCGCAACCGCGGCGGTGCGGGTTTCGCGGGACGTTTGACGCCAAACACGAAGCGAAGCATGTGGTTCAGGTACAGCATGCGTTTCGTGGTAATTCCGGTTTCGTGCTCAATCACGTAAGCCTTGGCGCAGTTGACGGAGCAGAACACCCCATAGACAAAATATAGATTTCGTCGCTCGTCGTAATGGCGCGGCAGAGGAATCGGCATAGTGGTGAACCCTTCGCAGCAATGCAAGCAAGCCAGGTTTGTTCGCTCAGGCCACTTGTTATCATTTCGTTTCCCAAACACTGGGTGGTACACGTGAGCAATATTTTCGTTCATTTTGTCGCGGACATAAGCAGTACAGTTGACCACTAGCGGCCGCACTTCCGGGTCGAATTCCAACTTAATATCAGAACTCTTCAAAAACAAACTGGTCGTCATTGATATATTTTTTTGTGGATAATCACCTCGTTCAAAAAAAAAATTTTTTGAATCCAACACCTGGTCGAACTCGAAAGTCGTGAAAAAAAAATACTTGGTTTTTTTTTCATCATTGAAAAAAAACTTTTTATGTCCATACAACAAAAACCAAGCAAATGCGGAGAGACGAAGAAGTTTACACGATTCATGGTTTCAACCCAGTCGTGCGCGATTTGGTGAAATTAAACTACCCAAAATTAAGAAACTGCCCACCATTCACCGGTCGCCAACCGAAGAAAGCGGACCGGGAAAAGGTGGACAATATATTCTTTTATGTTAATTTTTTGGAAAATTTGGAAAACGAAGACCCATTTTTGGTTAACCAACTGATGCCTGTATTTCTCGCCGGATTGAATGCCTTTTCTCATCTCATTGACTCTGACAAACTATTGACATTCGCCCGCGGTAGTGTGCGCAAGCGCTTACAAGATTTTTTTGCTGCTGCTGTTAGTTAGTTAGTACAGAGCGGCGTAGCTTTTGGGCGTGGTAGCAGGGAGCATGTCGCCCGCGGCAGCGTAGTCGCCAGCAATCATGTTGTAGTTGGGATTCGCCTGGGCACCGGCGTAGTAGTACGCGCCGGGGGTCACGATGGCGGGAGCACCTGCCGCGGTCATGGTAATGGGCACGTTGTCGGGAGAAGGCCCGGGCACGGGACCGTAGGAACTGCGGCGAAATGGACCGGCCTGGCAACCATAGACAGGAGGATCCTGCTGAACGACCGCCGCTGCAGCCCTGACCTTGGGAGCCGCCGGGGCGCCACAATGGTTGACTTCCTGGGACCCCATCGTCACTTTCGAGTAGCTCTGGACCACGGGAACGTTGACCATGGTGACCTTTTTCTTGTACATCTTGTATGTCACTGGCTGTTCCACAAGAATATGCTCCACCTTGGGAATCTGCACGAATTCCTGACTAACAGAAGGCGCACAAGCACCGAAATCACCGGGGGACGCAGCAACGGGTTGAGGGTGAGTGGACATGATTTTTTGAAATGTTTTAGTGTTTTTTTTGTTTCTAAGAATATTTTTTTTTTCACTCCGTGACAGGACGAGGCGTTTAAAAAAAAAATATATATTCATCTTCATGTCCATGTTTCAACTCTTGCCGATTTCAAATTTACACTGATAATGAAGACATTGATATTTCCTTGGGACTCCGCCTTTGCATAATCACGACGACGATAACGATGACGATAAGCGCGAGTGCGATGAGTATGACACCAACCAGCAATATGATGGTGATGGGGTCAAATATCGGTCCATCCAATGGAGTTGTCATGACAATCGGCTGCAGTTGTTGTTCCGATGATCCTAATTCTGATGTTGTTGTTGTTGATGTTATTGAGGTCGCCGCAGATGGTTGGGGATATTCTTTTCGCAACCACTGTTTATCCGTTGCAGAGAGGGTTTGGTTACCTGGTACTCCCATATTATTTAAAGTCCAGGATGGGGGAAAAAAATACTCCATAATACTGTGCGGGTCCCAAGTCGACCCGCGCACCAAGTTACGGTCATAGAGCTGGAACATGTTGACAAAAATTGTTTCCGTGCTCCAGTCGTTCGGCGGACCTGACAGAGCTTTGTAAATAACAGGTTTGTTCCAATTGGCTGAAAGCTTGTTGGTGGGACTAGGATTCTGATGCTCGTGAATCCAGGCGGCTATCGCGTGACCGAATTCGTGTTTGATTACGCCGTGACAACACGCGTCCGTCGTCAACGGCGGATCGTCTAACCACGCTAAATTCAAAGTTGGTCGATCTTGTGGAACTTTCAAACAGTCTGTCCCCAAATGTGACCACGACCCTCCGTGCGGATCAAAAGTTACCCGAATGTCACTGCGACTTACCGTGCCTCGTTTTGCAAATTTCAGCTTCAGATTCACCAGAGGCTGGTAGGTTTCCATTACGACTTTTTCCACGAGATTTTTCTGCGTAGTGGTGCCTCCGAGAAATTCAATAACAATCGTGCTGCCTTGAGGCCATCGCTTGCCTTTAACGTACACGGCTTGGAGGTGCCGAAGTTCGTGAGCTGCCAGATCGGGGTTCATCATTTTGCTGACGTGTGTCAAATTTTCCTCCGTCGGAAGGATAATATCTTTGCAAAACCGCTGAGAAACCGGGGCTTGCATGTTGGTCCGAATGGGCACAAATAATATTTCTGTTGTTTATTTTGTACACCAAATAAGTTTTTTTTTCTAGCTCCTTAATGAATAAAAATGGAACAAAACATTCTTGAAGTTGAGCAACGACATGTCGATCGCGCCATCGTGCGGCCTCATGAAACGGTGTTTGAAGCAGAAGATACTAAAATTTTTCGGCAGGTAACGAATCGACTCGAACTGTTCCTCACACATGCGCTGCGAAACCATTTACAGGCCCTGCAAGCGATGCCTGACAATCGGTTAAGCAAAGTGCAACAGCCGATTTGGTTTTTATCCGAGTATGCCAAACCCCGCAAGGCATTGAAGCAACTCATAAAAATCGACTTGGGGATTTCGGATTTGCTGAGCAACCGCATGACCGATATCTACGCAATGGACAAGATCGTGTTCCGGCACCAAAATCTCTTATTCAACAAACTTTTGCTGAGGGATTATCCCCAATTTGCGGAAGTTCCCGAACTTAAGGAAATTCACGATGTGAAAGAAGATCTCGACTTACCGAAAGGTGTTTTTGTGAACAAAAAAGCAAAGCGCTCGGGGCTATATCTCATGACCGAAGACGACCGTGCGACGCACGAAACTGCAAAAAAGTTATTTATAGACACCGTAATTGACATCGGCGACGGCATCGAAGTCGAACACCGGTTCGAGCTGGATTTTTTGATGTCCTGCCAGGCCTACGGGACGCCTTGCCGCGACGCATATGAGCGCAAAATTATCCAGCCCTTAATAACTGACGCCCAGCGAGCGTTTCGGAAACATTACCCGCGCTTACGACACTCCGCTCAGCTTTTGCTCAATGCACATCCTGCTTCCCGACCTATTGATTCTATTTCATGCACGATGTTAACGAATTACTTACCACCCCTGCCAACGGTGTAGGAACATAACCTGTTGTGAGCCTCGGAGAGCGGGCAAAAAAAAAGTTTTTGTATAAAAAAAAATAAATGACGACCCGGCGCCGGCGCGAGTGTTTTGTAGACAAAATGGTTCAAAAATTCCGCGAAATCAGCACAAAATCACCGAATCTGGTTGGACCTGCCCTCGGTAAAGCTTTTTCAGAGGAGTTCAAGCAACACTACAAGGGTCTTTTCGACAAAGACATGAAGCGAGGTATGAAGCGCCGCATTACCTATTTAAGTTCAGTGCAGTCGTCTCTTTCTAATTTTAAAAGACAAGTCAAAGACGGGAAAATGGCAACGTTATCCAGTTCTTCCCCAAACCTCTCCGGACTGATGCAACGTCTTGAGTTGGACGAGAAAAAAACAAAGGGCTTCGAGGACTTTCTGAAAAATCTCCGACTTGAACCTGAAGATATGCGCAAATTGCAAATTGCGAAACGGCAAAACGTGCACGCTAAGTCCATTGATTTGCCGGAAATAAGCGGCGATGCCATTGTCAAAGATTGCCGCTTATTGCTCACCAAAGAAAGTCCCTACCTTCGCCTTATCGGAGTCGCGTGTCTCACGGGTCGGCGCATGGCAGAGATAATTTTCAGCATGACCTTCTCGCCGCCAACCAAATCGCATTACACCAACCGCACGTACTGGACACGGATTTCTGGCATCTGTAAGCAACGCGCCAATGACCCAGATCCGATCCGGCAACGGGAAATTCCCTTGCTCGCGCGTCGGTCTGAAATTGTGCGGTGTGTCAAGAGTATCCGAGAAGACCTGCCCGCGAAATCCGTCCGAGAAGTCAATAAAAAATACGGCAAGGCCGTGCAGCGAGCTATGCAGAAATTCTGCCCAGAGATAGGTAACTTGCACCAATTCCGAAAATTCTATGTATTAGTGTGTTTCCACTACTTCAACGAACGCAACTGTTCACTGCCGCGGCTGGCTGCCGATTATTTGGGCCACAAAACATTATCAGACACCGTCATTACGTATTTGAATTTTCGCGTAAAACCTCTGGGTGCACTCGACTTTAAAACATGAGCCGGGTTTTTTTGTGAAGTTAAGTTTAAAAACCCATGCTTACAGTCGTGGTACCCAAAAAAACAAATAAAGCCACGTGTTATACACCTGGTTGCTCTAATGAAGTTGCGTGGAGTGAAACGAAAAAAAAATGGACACAGCTCTGCATGCATCACTTGTCTTTACATCGTGACCGCTGTGCAAAAACAAATTACAAAAAAAAATTAGTCCTCGAGAAGAAAAACCAAGCGCATATCACGTTAAAAAGACAGCACGAGGAACTGCGGCGAAACTACGAAAAGTTGCTCAAAAAATACGCATTGTTGAAACAAAATGTGAATGATACCAGATCTTCAAAGAAAAAAAGTCGCCAATGAATAAATTATGTGAATGCCAACTTGTGTAAATGATATAGCAGAAAGATTTATAGAATGTTTCTCAAACAACTTTTTAATATTGTTTTTATATCCTATGCTGTTTGTAAAAATTTTTTTGACCGCCAAAATAAAAAAAGTTGCTAAAGGAGCCATTCGTGATTCGATCGAACCGAATCATGATTCGGATGAACCGGGTCGCCAAATCCTTGACACCATTGACCACACAATGTTTGGATTTTTTTGTCAAGGATTTTTTGTGGGCAAATTGTGGGTAAAATTGTGGGCAAATTGTGGGTAAAATTGTGGGTAATTGTGGGTAAAAAAAATCCTTGACACCATTGACCACAT